GAAGTCGTCGCGGATCTCCTGGCGCCGGATCCCTGCTGGTACGACGCTACCGCGACCACGCTGCCGCTCGCCGGGCTGACCGGCGGGCTCGCGTTCCCGGCCTCATTCCCGGCCTCGTTCGCGGCGATGGGGTCCACGATGATTGTCGTCAACGAGGGCGATATCGCCGCCCCGATCCGGATCGAGATCCCCGGGCCTGCCCTCAATCCAGTCGTGGAGAACCTGACGACGGGGGAGCAGATCGCCCTGACGCTGGACGTCCTGGAGGGACAGACGATCCTGATCGACACTGCCTACGGCAACCTGCTCTGCCGGCTCCAGGCCAGCAACGGCACCCAGACCAACGCCATGCAGTACCTGTCGTCAGACTCGACGTTCTGGCAGTTGCAGCCTGGTGAGAACATCGTGACCTTTTCGACGCCGAGCGGGAGCGTCGTGGTCTCAATCGAGTATGCATCCCGCTACACAGGAGTATGAATTATGACGAATCCCATTTCCGTCCCGATCGGACCGATCGGGTATCAAGATATGATCGAAAAGGCTGTCGAACACTGGTATGTTGAGGTCCGGGACGGTGCCGGGGCGAAACTGCTCCGCCTCAATACCGATGATCCGCGATGTGCGCGAATCGGCACGGTCGGCACCAGCCCGGTGCGGTTCAAGGTCACGGTGACCGGGTCGGACGTGCCCTCGCTCCCGGTATCGGTAGAACGGGCGGCGATTTTCCGCAACGCGACGGACAGCACTCCGATCGCAGAGGGACCGATCGCCGGGGCACTGCTCTACCTCCCCACTGATCGGGTGGCCGTGATCACACCGATCTACGTCCCGGAGTGATGAACTATGGATGAATTACCGAGACTGTATCCAGCGCAGCCCGGGAGCCCGTATACGACTCTCGCGGCTGACCACACTAGCGGCGGGGCGACAATTGTCCTGACGCTCGCATCGCAACTCCCCGCCGCCCCAAACCTCATCTGTCTTGAGGGAACGCCGGGGTCCGGAGTGTTTCTCTACACGGGGAAATCCGGGAACACCCTGACCGGCATCACGCAGGTCGAAGGGCCGACCGCAACCTGGCCCGTCGGAACGTATGCGTTCCGGGGCTTTTCGGCATACGATCATAACTCCCTCAAGACGCATGCAACCCGGGGGTCAATTCCCGAACTTCGCAATCGCATTGTCTTCGAGACGGACGGTGCGGGGAAGACCTTAGAGATCCATGAGGTCTGGATCCCTCTGTTCCAGTCGAAATACTGGTCACAGGAGAACCTGAATAACCTGGATTGCGGCGGGTTTTGGATTGACAAGTATCAGGCGTGCATGTTCGACGCCACCGGGTCATCGCGCGGATCAGTTAGTGCGAACAGCCCCGGGCTAAACGGGGCCGCCTGCAAGCCGCACGTGGTGCCGTGGACCGACATCAACTGGTCTAACGCCCGGGCCGCGGTCGAGAACCGGGGCGGAGCTGCAAACAAGGCTACAGGGACATGCGCTCCCTACAGCGGCGGCAGCACTACTCAGTTCTATGTTGAGAATGCTGGCCACCTGATCGGCCGCAGGGCCTACATCACTCAGGGCGGCGTGACCTACGTTCGGCGGGTCGTCCGGACTGGAGGGAACACCACCGCCGACCCGAACGCTGCAAACCTTGTCGAATTCTATCCGGCGCTCCCGGCGGCGGTCACGTCCGACGACGAGTATACAATCGTGCGTCGGTTCCTACCGGGGGGATACGAGTGGTTCTCTCTCGCGGCTCTTGCGCGGATCCTTGAGGTTGAGTGCGGGCTGCCGTACTGCGGGGGGAACACTGACTGGGGCAAATTCCACAGGGACCCCCGCGAGAGGGTCTACGAGGGGATCCCGGACCCGGTGCGACCCGGGTATCAGGGCAACGCGGTTGCCCGCACCCTCACGGGATCCGGCGCACTCTCCTGGTCGCTCAACGGCAAGGAGTCAGGGGTCTGGGATCTGAAGGGTAACGTGTGGGAATGGGTCGATCTCCGGATCGGGACTGCAGCGAACCATACGATCGACGCGGAGTTTCCCGGAGCAGGACACCTCCTGCCCACGACGAGCGGGTACGTCCAGGCGCTCTACGACCCGGCTCCTGACGGGGCTCGGTCGCTCGGGGCTGAGATATTCGCCCCGAAAACGATCGGGAGTGCACAGGCGGAGTTCGACTCGAATCGCTACTACCAGAACACCGGCCAGCGTGCCGCGGAGCGGGGCGGGAATTGGAACAACGCCGCGAATGCGGGGTTGTTCTGTCTGTACGTGAGCCACGCCCCGTCCAACGTGGACTACTACATCGGCTTCCGCGGAGTCTGTTGATCTGAGGATCTGGCGATCTGTATGGTAGAACGGCACGAACGCCTGAAAATCTGGCAGGAATCGTACGACCTGGCGAAAGACCTGATGCAGGTGACTGAACGATTCCCGCGCCCGCAACAGCGGGACGGCCTAGCGAGCGAAATCCGGCAGACAGCACTCAGTCTGATCCGGACCGTCATGCTCGCCAACTCCGTGCAGGGAACCGCGGTCAACCAGGATCTCGACCAGGAGATCGATTACCTACAGGTGATTGTGCGTCTGGCCCGAGACCTCCGATACATCAGTATCGGGCAGTACGAGCTGCTTGCAGGTAAAATCATCGAACTTGGGAAAATGAACAATGGGTGGATGAAGGCGAAGCGCGCCTAGCTGCGCCGCCCGACACTACGGGCCGAGTGAGAAGAAGCCGTAATAAAAACGTGCCGCGAAACGGGGCGGGAATTGGAACAACGCCGCGAATGCGGGGTTGTTCTGTCTGAACGTGAACAACGCCCCGTCCAACGTGAACAACAACATCGGCTTCCGCGGAATACCGTTCGTGGATGGTATGCGTGACTACGGTTGCGGGAAAACATCAGATCAACAGTACATCGCCCGGAACACCCGTCGCTCAACGCAGCGGAATACAAAACAGGCTCCGGAGAGATAGTAGGCGCGTTCCGAACCCTCTCCGTCCACATCGGCAGCATATGAAGACCTACACCGACCTCTACCAACAGATCTGCACGTTTCCGGCGCTCTACCGAGCGTACCAGCTCTGCCGCAAAGGAAAACACGAGCGCGAGTACGCGATAGAGTTCGAGCAAGACCGGGAAGCGAATCTGCTCGGGCTCCACGAGGAGTTAGTAGAGGAGGTGTGGCAGCCGGGCGCATACTCTCGGTTCTTTGTCGAGGATCCGAAACGCAGGCTCATCAACGCACCGCCGATCCGAGACAGAGTGGTTCACCACGCCGTCACCGATACTGTCCTGATCCCGATCTGGGGGCCGAGGTTCCCGTATGGTTCGTTCGCCTGCATCAAGGGCAAGGGGACACACGCTGCCGTCCGGCGGCTCCAGCGGTTCATGCGCCGACACCCAGAAGGCTCCGGCTACGTGCTCCAGTTGGATGTCAAGTCGTACTTCGCGAGCATCGATCACGAGATCCTGCTATCCTTGATCGCGAAGCGGATCCGGGACCCGCAGATGATGCGCCTGATCCGCATGATCGTCGAGAGTTATGCGGATTCACCGGGCGTGGGTATCCCGCTCGGGAATCTGACGTCGCAAGCCTTCGCAAATATCTACCTGCACGAGGTGGACATGTTCGCGAAACACGATCTCAGGATCAAGCAGTATCTCCGCTATATGGACGACATCACGCTCGTGCACACGGACAAACGCCAACTCTGGGAGTGGCGTGACGAGATTGAAGCGTTCCTGGCCGACCATCTGCGCCTGCAACTCCACCAGGTCAAACAAACCCTGACCCCGGTCGATTGCGGCGTCAAGTACCTCGGCTACCGGATCTACCGTGATCATATCAAAGTCCTGTCGCGGAACGTCCGGAGGACCTACAAACGCCTGGAACAGATGGAAGCCGGGACATTCGATGGCAACGCTCGCTCTTCGATTGCATCCTGGATCGGCTACACGAAACACGCGGATTGCTACGGTCTCAACTGCCAGATCGCCGAACGGCATCCATTCCTCCGGGTCGCATTCGACCCGGTTGAGGTGACTGAATGACAGCAAAACAGATTATGAGGGTCCACACGGCCGCTGGCGTCGAGGAGATCGACGCGGACCGGCTCCTGGTACAGAACGACGAATACGTCCTCTTCCGCGGGGAGGAGGAGATCCGGCGGGTGCCGATCGCCGATATCCTATCGGAGACCGACCCCGAGACCGGGGAAGAGCGCGGAGGCATCGAGACGATCTATAGCAGGAGCTAACAATGATCTCCCGACATCCGATCCGGTTCGGCACACTATCCTCTCTCCGAGGCACCGGGCTCTCGGTATCGGCGGATCCCGCCTCTGTGGCAACCATCCTGACCGAGGCTCCGCACCGAGTCCCGGCTCCCCGGCTCCCGATCCGGTTCGGCCGCATGGGGGCGACACAGGGGCGGGGGTTGGCGTTCCGCGCCTCCCGGGTGTCGGCAGCGTTTGACCGGGCAGAGTATGATGTGACGCGGGAGATTGCGTTCCGCGCGACGGCGGCGTTCGCGCAACTCTACGCGGAGGCCTATCCGGACGTCTCCGGAGGTGTCGTGGTGGCATTTGAGGAGGTATACCCCATATGACCGATATTCAATTCAAGCGCGGCTCAACCCTCCCGGTCTACCAGATCACGCTCTACCGCCCGGACAGCCCCACGACCCCGCTCCCCCTCGCCGGCGCCGAGGTCCGGCTGGTCGCAAAATCCAAACTCACCGGAGCAACCGTGATCGACGAACCCTTGGAGATCCTCGACGCGGCCGCCGGCCTCTGCCAGTTCTCCCGGGAGATCGGAGATTACCTGCAGGGCGATCGGTGCAAGGCCGAGATCGTCGTGACGTTCGGCAACGGGGCCGTCCTGATCCTGCCGACGACCGGCTACTACTCGCTGACGATCGAGGACTCGCTGATCTGACATGCCGACTGACATTAGCATCCAGCAGGCAGGGACGTGGCCACTCTACCGACTGACCCTGTCGCGAGGGGCGGACCCACTCCCCCTCGCCGGCGTGACGGCGACGCTGTATGCCATACATGCTCGATACTCCGGCTGGGAGATCCGGCAGCCGATGACCGTCGAGGACGCCGCAGCGGGACAACTTCTCTGTGCGTTCGACCCGGAGGACACGGTCCATCCCGGCACCTACAACGTCACGATCCGGATACTCTGGGGCGACGGGTCCGGGACCACGCTCCCGGCATCGGGACAGTATCAGATGGAGATCGGGCCGGCGCTCGAGCCCGAGGACGCTCCCCCGGAGCCGCTGCGGGTCTACGAGCGGTCCGGGTCGACGCTGATGCTCATGGCCGTGATCGATGCCTACGAAGCGGTCGAGTGGATCCGGCGGTGGCGGGCGCCCGGCTCCTGGCAGGCCGTGATCTCCCGGTATGCTACCGGCGCGGATGAACTCCGGGAGGGCCG